AATGAATCCGTGACAGTCTTGGCACTATCAAGTTGTGCTAGTAAACCGTTTCTTCGGTCAACTAACACAGATGTTCTTGTATTTAATGTGGTTACTTTCTTACTAAGTTCTTCGGCTTCTGCTTTTGCAATATCAGCCTTGCCTTCTTGTACTGCCACCATAGCTGCCAATTCTGCAGCATACTTGGTGCTTGAATCGGCAGCCTTTTTATATGACTCATATTCAGCAATATACTTATCCATTTCATCTTGCTTGCCGGTGTTCACAACCATTACTGCCACTAGATATGTTCCTGCAGCAACTAATACGAGCTTCAGAATAGGCCAAGCTGCATTAAATGTTTCCGCAAACAATTTGATACGTTCTAAAACTTTTTCCCATTTAGTTTTCATATATTGCTCCTTTCTACCTATTTATTACTTTAATAATGCGTAAAATTCTTTGAAATGCTTGATTCTATCTTCAAGTCCGATAGACCCACCATTCACTTTCTTGGTCACAGCAGTTACCACGGCGTCAGTTGCACCTTTATCAGCATCAACATTCAATGAACGACTGTTCCAATACCAGGCAGCTGATAACAATGGATACTTTGTGGCTACTAAATCTGGTGTTTCAACAATGTTTTCTTCCACAACTTTATCAAAGGCTTGGTAATTCACTTTGCCTGTTAATTGAATATACCCTCTGCCACGATATTTCCATCCATCGCCACTGGCTTCAGGTCCATTTCCCATACGACCACCATATACAAGATTGGCAATCTTTTCAGGCTTTCTGGCATATGCATCAGCCTTTTCGGATGTTGGGAAATATTTTTTAAACACTTTCAATAAAGAAACTGGTCCGTAATTTAAATTTTCTGTCACAGCTTTAAAGTTTGCACTTTCATGAGAACATTGTGCAAGAAAATGACAAAGACGTAAAGGTGTATTAATTTGAAACTTTTCCATAACAGCCGGAATTTGTGTTAATACACCATCAGGGACATGTCCCTTTAATTTGTTTATATCGAGTGACATACATCTTCTCCTGTATTAGTTAAACTACTTCTTCCCATTCAAGGGCGCCTACGCATTTGTTACCACTCTGACCAGGAGAAACAGCAAGAATGAATGTAGTAGGAGTGCTCGTAAAGCTGTTTCTTTCAAGCTGATATTTAAACAATCCAGAATCTAAACTAATAACAGGCGCAGATTGATTAGAAACAGTTGTAAATCCTGAAACTAATTCAGTCCCACCTGTGATTGCTGTGCCTGTAATATTATATTCAACTGAAGAATTCGCCATAGGTGACCAAGTGCCACCTGTAATTGTTCCACCAGAAATGATTTTATATTGATAAGTTCCTGTATTACTTGTGCCAAGAAGGTGTATATTCTTAGGAAGAACAATGCCATCTAACCGTGTTGACTTTAAACGAATGGCAACAACAGGATAGTAGGTACCTGCTGTTGTTAGTGTGTAATCAGCAGTGATATCAGTCCCAACCGTTCTTGCGCGACCGCGAAGTTCATACCCACCTTCTGAAATTACTGTTGCACAAATCACTGTCATTGTGCTTGAACTTGCCGTTGCACCAATGTTTTCTATTTCAGAACGGATTGGTAGGCATGCCGTACCCATGTATGTTGTTGTAACACTGTTGGCATGATGGAATGTATGACAATGAATGAATTCACCATCAATTACAAATCCCATGCGAACAGAACCAACACCTAACCATTCAATATCAATGAATAAAATTTGTGCTTTTGTTAAATCTAAAGTCTTTCCAGAAATTCCTTGTCCATCTAATTTGTCCAAATTCCAATTAGCTTGTGTGACTTTGTTTTCCACAATACTGCCAGATGACTTGGAACGAATGACAAAACTAATTTCTGTTCCTAATGTTTGTAGAAACACGCCATTATCAGTTCCAAAATATCCATATCGTTGGCGAAGATTTTCTTTCGGCGTTGCTAACACAAACGTTTCTAGAATTTGTAATGACTTACCTGGCTGATAGGCAAACACACGACTGGATTCACGATACACATATGAGCCTGATGTTTGGTCAACAGTACAGGCAACAGTGCTAGAATTGGTATCATGTGTTGCAGATGCACCTGATGCACTAGTTGCTGTTAGAATTTTTGAATCATCTTGATATCTATGAAACGAGTCAAACAATGTGTATGGATTTGAACTTCGTGCTCTTCCAAACGCATCAACCGCCATGCCTGTAGGATTGGCAGCACCCACCATGTTGCCATACTTGTCAGCAAGCATCATCACTTCGAATCGTTGCTCGCCATCCATTGTTAACAATGGTTTTACATATTGTGCCATTATTGCATTCCCTCTTGTACGGCTTTCATCAAAGCACGCATGTCTTTTTCACGCATGGTTGATGGAAGTCCTTTTTTAAAGTTATTGAAATCATCTTTCATGGCAAACTCACGCATTTTACTTGCTGACATGCCTGCTGCACCATCTGCATCTGGGTCACGCTCACCTGCTGATATCACTTCGGCAATTTTAAATTTGAAATCTTTGCCATTATATTTGTTTATTAATGCTTGATATTCATCCACTCTATCTGACCCAGCAACCATGATGACTTTATCATATTGTTTGTTGCTGAATTCTTTCAACCAGCCAATGAATGTCGGCATCAACAATGTTGCCACATCAAGATTGGTGTTCGGGAACATCAATTTAGCAAATTTCAATTTATCTTCTGGACTTAGAGGATTCTTTTTTGCATCTTGTGATTTGGACATCACTACAAGATGATCCCCTTTATTACTTTTTGCTAAACTGATTACTTTATCAATCAATTTCTTATGCCCAATAGTTGGAGGATTCAATCTGCCAAATGCAAACACAATTGTTTTCAATTGTTTATCTACATCTGTCGGTGCTGCCGCAGGTTTCGCCCAATCTTTTACAGCATTGAAATTGGCTTGTGAAAACTCCATTCGATTCACCAGCTTTACCGCATTGCCCTTCTTGTCTACAGCAACATATCCTTCAGGGTCAGTGACCTTGAATCCTTCAGGTGTTTCAATGAATGTGGGGATGCTTTGTGCCCCATTCAATTTTTTCACCAAGATGTTTTTTATAATTAACAAATTCTCATACAATGAAAACATTGCACGAAGATTGGTATTGTTCTTTTGTAAATAAGCTTCAGTTTCCTTTAATATGCCAGAATACCGTGCCTTGGCTGATGCAGTTTTCACACCAGCTTCTTTGGCAGATATTCTTTCCACAATAAAGGATTTTAACCCAGCTAGACTACGCTGCGTTATTGGCTTACCTTCACGGACCAAGCGATTCACAAATATCTTGAACAGATATCCAACACTTAAATCCGACTCCATGTTAGATAACTCATCAAGAAATTTCTTCGCTGTTAATGCATTCGTTTTAGCAGAAGCCAGATTAGAACTAACCGTTCGGGTTTCCTGATTCGTCAGCGTCATTTTGCCCGAGACATCTCGGTATGTTGCGTCTTGAATCCAGGCTGTTGGAGATTTTAGCTTGCTAACGTCTACACTAAACGAAGAGGACATACTATTAACTTGTCCCTTACCAGAATATTTAGTATGGAAGACAATTCCAACATTCGCCTTTTCGATACTTTGTGCTAACGGGTCCGCAACAGGAATGGCGTACATTATGGTGTTCGGCTTGAATGTGATGTATTCCACACCATCAATTGTTTGTTTCTTTTTTGAGGCGTGCGTGAACATCACATCGCCCTGCAACACATCTTTCATACCCAAATCTTTCAATTCACGATATACATATTTCAATGTGTCAGCTAATCCGCCTTGATAATACAAATCAATATGTTCTTCACTGAAGCCAAGTTTCATGTCTTTGGCAAAGGCACCATGCTTCGTCGCTACGAAAAACAATCCCGTTTCCGGGTCTTGACCAGCCACGACAGCAGGGGCGCCGTCCCATTTCACAGTGATGTTCACGGACTTGGCAGAATTACCTTCAAACAACTGCAAAAGCGCCTCAACAAACGCTATGGATTGTTGGGCGCCTTTATAACCTAGATTGATGATATCATCTTCTAGATGCTCTAAATGCATGTTTTTTTCGGATTTTCCTGCCATTGTCTAGCCCCGTATTTATATCTATCTTACTATTTATACTTTGGCTAGAATAACCTCTTCAATTTTCTTCTTTCTGTCAAACAAAATTTGCATTACATAGGCGGAAAGTAGTGTTTCCATCACAAATTCATAAACGCTGTCATCAATATGAGGCTTTTCTTCAATATCTTTTACTAGAGCCTCGTATTCAATAATGGCTTGTGTTAGATTCTCTGTATGTGCCCGTGCATCTTCTTTTTCCCATTCATCCCAATTGATTTCATATTCATTGGAGATGCTTTCAGCAATCTTACGAAGGGCTTCCAACTTTTTCATATGTGTGTCCAGATTTAAAGTTGACTAGGTTTTTCCAACGAAGCTGTCTTTCAAACTCTGCCTTTTTGATAATCCAGATGTTTCTACTAGACGTTGGAGCAGATTCAATCATCCTGTTTAAATTATTTAGAATATTCAAATCACGTTCCATTTCGTAATCATCCCTGACCACAAGGTGGGGGCGCACAGATATTTCAAAATCAAGAGCAGTTTCTTTTAGGTTTTCACCATCAAGTGCCCTATCCAGTTTCCTAAAAAACCAAACTGGGGAGAACAACATGAGCATGAACGTTAGAAAAATGATACCATGATACCACTTCATGAAGTCCAGCATGTCGTTCTCCCCCAATTAGTTATTAGAGTCCGCCGAAGGGACGGCTTCCAGCGATGCGATAAGCGATGCTTACCATGGCACGATTCGGGGTGCCGACGCGGTAGGAAGTGGCGTTACCAGTACGGTTGGTGTACACGCAAACGCCAGAGTTACGAAGGTCGCTGATACGGGCGCGAAGGTTACGGATGCCGAAGCGCGAGCGAGCCTGAGCTGAGGTGATGCTACGTCCAGTTGAAAGGAAACGTGCAAGACGGTCGTTCTGAGTCATAATAAATCTCCTAATTGAAATGAATGCCCTTTTCAAAAATAGCGCGCGGCGGGCATGTTTACCGCGCGCCTATCTATGATGTTACTTAGAGGTCTTTGTCGCCTTCGGCGCCTTCTGGGCGGGGAGAAGGCGGGACGCTGCCTTGTTAATAGCGTCCTGATAGACCTGAGTGGTCAACGTGTTGTCGTTGCTATTACGCAGATATGCGATAGCCGACGCCTTGGTCATCGGGTTCGGAAGGTCAACCCAATGCACCTCAGTTGCGCCGAGCTTAGCCAGAGCCTTGGTGTAGCGCGTACGGTCGTTCGTGAAACGAACCTTAGTACCGATGGTCTTAGTGCCATCGCGCGACCCGCCGGTCGAGAAGCAAACGAATGAAACCATGTCAGTGTTCTTCATAATATATCTCCTTGAGAGAGGTTGTTGTTCACTACACTATTAAGTATAACTACTTGGTTGCTGTTTGTCAAGCCCGGTCTGAACTATTTTCACCATTATTTCCGAGAATTTCATCCAGAATGGAAAGGTCAAAATAGCCTTCACCAAAACTCCAAAGACGGTCCAAAAACTCCTCTTCATCCGTGAGGGCTATGGAATTTAATAGGTTTGCCTGTTCGGCAGGCTGCGGCTCTTTTTCTACCATAGTTCCCTCGGTCGTGATTTGGTTGTCTTTTGAACCATACTTAAATATAACACATTCTCCGTCATTTGTCAAGTGCCTCGTAAGTGCTTTAAAATCAACAACTTACACGACTAGGGGACCCTGTGCTGAGGGGAGCCAGCGCCAAATCTTACGCAAAAGAGACTTTTTGAGTCGATCCCAATCAGTTCCCCGAAATGTATTCAGGTAAAACCGATAACTGTATAATTTCTTATGTTTATCAATATGCTTGATAACTGTTTCCGGTTTAATATCGGGATAATACTCATTGATTTCCATTGCTATGTCATGAGCATAGGCTTCAATTTCACACCATTCGCGCAAATAATCAATTTGTTTAATACGTTCTTTGGAGAGTTTATCGGAATGATATACTTTCACTAATCTATTTGCCTGGTCTGGACGAAATGCATATTGGCTTTTATGAATGAACTCATGTTGCACTACTTGTGAAAACATGAAAATGAACCCATTGTAATTGGTTCGGGTGAATTTAAATGTTTTGCGCGATGGTGTTAAATGAATGTTCAAAACAATTGCATTTTTCTTCTTACCAGTATCGAAATATCCTGAAAATGAATAGGGTTGTATTCTGTTTCCTTTTCGCATTTTCAGAGTTTTATCCCGATTCACCCGGATTTTCGCTCCCATCGGGCGTAAAATGTTGTTAAGCATTTTACTGATTTCCCCATATGGGATTTCACGACCAATAATGTCATTGGGGGCGAAATGAATGTTAAGTTCCTTGTGTATCTTACTAGCCAAGTACATGGAACCTCCGGGTGATTACACGTATTTATATTTTACCACTTTTTAGAATTTAATGTTGTCAAAGTTCTTCTTCACGAAATTCTTGGATGATACAATAGCTGGCTTGAATGATTCTGTCTTTTCTTCTTCCTTGTACAAATTTCTTTGAGCTGACATATCCAAATCATACAAGCGCATCTTTGCTCTGTCAACACCCACCACAAATCGTTTATGTGAGTTCGGATCTGCATACCGATTTTTCAATTGTTTCACCATGAGTTGTCCGAGCTTTTCTAAATCCTCTGTACTGATGAGAGCAAACATAAAATCAGCAGTTGCTGGAAGTCCGAACGATTCAGAAGTATCAGTAAGTTCAACGTCAGAATTTGCATAACCACTCCGAGTAGTTTGTGTTGCCGAAACAATAGGTACATCGAATTCAACTGCGAGACCACGAAGTTCTTCAGCGATGCCCTTGATATATGTGTAACTGTTTACCGAACCCGACATCTTGAACCGACTACTCGCACAAATGTTCAAATAGTCAATGAAGATGATGTCAGGTCGAAATTCCTTTTTCAAATTCAATTCATTCAACAAGGCTCTGAAATGTCCGGCGTGAGCTGAAGCTGTCGGATATTCCTTGATAATCAATTTACCTTCAGTTTTATTCTTGATTCTGGAAACTCTGTCATCAAACATCTGCTTTGGAAGATTCTTCAAATCATCCATGGATACATTCATCAAGTTAGCGTCAATACGTTCTGCAATTCTTTCCTCTGACATTTCCATTGTGATGTACAGTACATTCTTGCCCTGTGACAAGGCACCTGCTGCCATATGACACATGAACAAACTCTTACCCACACCTGTACCTGCCAAAGCAATATTCAATGTCTTGTTCGGAATACCACCTTTTGTAATCTTGTTGAACATTTCCAAATCAAAAGGCAAGCGTTCCTCGTCCCGATGATAGAATTCATACCGGGATTCCGAATCCAGAAGATAATCATGACCTACACTGTTGTCAAAGCTAACGCCTAGAGCGTCTTTGAGAATGTCTGGTATAGCTTCTGAAGAAAACTTTTTATCTTTGCCATCAATGATTTGAATTGACTGAAGAATTGCATTATATACCGCCTTGTCTTTACAAAATTTTTCCGTTTCATCCAATAGCCATTTGCTATTCTTTTCCTTTTCTGCATTTAGGCTATCCAATACTTCTGTAACCTTTTCATACTCATCCTCAGTTAACGTCTTATCATTTTGAAATGTGATAACCAAGGCTTCAGGAGTGGGAGGAGCATTATACTCCTCCACAAACTTCTGAATGTTTTGAAACACTTTTTTCTCTGACCAATCTATGAAATATTCGTCACGAATAAAAGGAATAACTTTTCTTAGATATGTATCATCCTTCAGTAGGTTGTTCAGTATCAGTGTTTCCAGTTTCATTATCTTCCCCATGTACCAAAGTTTCAAGAACAGTCTGCAATACCGATGAAATTTCTTGTTCAATTCTTTGCTTATCTTCTAGTAAATTAACATGTTCCGGGATAAACAACAAGTCATAATCAAAACTAATGTTTCCATTACCTTCTTCATCTTCACCTAAGAATTCAACCTTACCAAAGGCGAAGTGTGTGCCAATAAAAGGTCCTTCGGTGATTTCAATGTAATGGTCTGCTGATGTTGATTCATAAATGGGTTGTTCATCTTGCGTATTACTTCTAACAGTGAATTTAGGCATTTTCATATTCCTCGGTTATAATTTCATCGGTGAATTCACCAACGAGTGATGAGTTTGAGATGGCAAAACGTTCTGTGATCCATTGCTGGAACTCAGCATCCTTCAATATAGGTAGCCAGAACTCACGGGTGTATGTGTCTGCCTGCCGATATTTCTTTTCTTCTCCCTTCTTTTGATACCAACCATTCTGTGGCTTCACAACATGTCCAGATTCTAGTGCAACATCCAGCAAGCCTGACCATGTACTGATACCACCTTCGAATGATACTTCAACAGGAATCTTACTCTTTTCACGAACATATCGGGACTTCTCAACATTGATGATGAAGTTATATCCTGTGATATCCGTTCCCGTCTTTTCTTGCTGACGACCAATGATGAAGATGTTATCAGCCGAGTAATAGATGCCTGTACCACCAGATACAATATCCTTCGGGAACATACCAATTTCCTTATATGTATGATTCACAACAACCATCGGGATGTCCTTGATGGTCAAGTGAGGCGTACACATACGGAACAAACTCTTGAGCTGCTTGGCGCGAGTCATGTCAGCTACCGATTTACCTTCTAGCGCATCCTCAACTTCCTTTCGTGACGCCAAATTACCCACAGAATCAACAATAATAATAACATGTTCTCCTCGTTCAATACTATTAATCTGAGACATCATATCATGCTTGAGTTGCTCAATGTCAGTAATCGGTGTGTGAATCACGCGGTCGGTATCAATACCGAAGCTCTTGAAGTATCCCGCCGGCGCGCCAAATTCTGAATCATAAAATAGAATGGCAGCGTCCTCGTACTTTTCCATATAGGACTTTGCGAGAAGCATGGCGAACGCTGTCTTGAAATGTTTGGATGGACCTGCGAACACTGTCAAACCAGGCGTTAAGCCACCATCAAGACGACCTGATAGAGCAACGTTAATCATCGGGACAGGAGTTTGAATCATGTCCTTTGCTGCAAAAAACTTACTATCGGTTAAAATTTCAGTTTCACGAATTGTACTATTCTTTCGTAGCTTGTTCAATAACGACATATAATCTCCTTAAAATAAATCATCTAAAGTAGCAACTGGAGTTGTTCTCCAGCCTAAACAATCCATAACAGTCTTAATCGGTTCCAAGAAACTCTTTTCGAACATTGTAGTATAATCTACATATCTATGTAAGTCAAGCTCTTTTGGTAAAACACCAGAGAAGGCAATACTATTCTCACGAATAGGATTCGGTTCCTTCAAGTAGAGATATTTAACCTTGTCACCTTCTTTAATCAATTCATATTTCTTATCCAACTTCTTACTCTTGATATGATGATTGTACAACAGGGCGCCGCGAACGTGAAGTGGCGTTGCCTTTACATAAATTGTAGCTGATGATGAATACTTTGCCAAGTTGTTCGCGCCTCGCGGAAATGCAATTTCTTCAGGTTCCATCTTCATGAAACGAGCTTCCAAATCAGAAATGAAATTTTGCAATTCTTGTTCAGTAGATGTGAGCGCCATCTTCACGGCGTCACGAAGATATTGGCGAACACTACCTGGCGTACTACTCCGAACAATTTCAAGACCCTGAACCTTGAGCTTTGGTTCCTTGTATCGAACACCTTCACTGTCATAGACATTCAAGGCATACCGCTTCTTCGCCACCCAAATGGCTCGGTCGGCAATCACTTCTCGCTTGAATTCCATCTTGTTCACATAGGCATGTGTCTTAGTGGCAATCTCAGCACATGCTGTGTCCAATACTTCTTTAATCTTTTCCTTACACAGCTTGTCAATCACATCAGTGATTTTATTTTTATCCAAATCCTTCCAATGTGTTTGAACCAAACGATCCAATGTGACATAACAACTATCGGTATCTGAATAGAATGTGTATTCCACATCCTTGGTCTTACACACCTTGTTCAAAAATTCATTCAAGGCGCGTCCTACATGTTGAATGATATATTGCCCTGTTAACGTGATACCTTCGGCAATTCTGTCATCGTAGAAACGAAAGTATTGATTGGCCCAGGCGCCATACAAACTATTCAACTGAATCTTACGAGCCATTTGAATGTTGTTGTATTTGGAAATCAACTTCACCTGTTCAGCATCTTTCGTCTTTTCATATTCTTTTTGTGCTTCAATCATCTTCTTCTTATAAAACACACGTTCGCTGAAAATCTTTTCAACAATTTCCGGGAACAAGCCTTGATGCTTTTGTGTGTAACAGAAGCCATTTGCCGCCATGGCAACATCATGGTCAATCAACACATCTTCAAAACTCAATTTGTCATCCAAAAGAATTTCAGGCGAACAATCCATGACAACAGAAGAATCCAAAGTCTCAGGCGACATGTTGTACTGCATGATGATGCTAGGATATAGTGAGGCGGCATCGAAACTCACCACCCAATCATACTTACCGGGAACTGGTTCCTTCACATAGGCACCTGCAATTGTTCTGCCCTCCTTGTCTTCCTTTTGTTGAACAATGATGTTCTTGTTCCACAAATGATTGTACAGAATACAATCCCAGGTTCGCACAGCCGAGAAGATGTCACTAAAGTTACACTTAGCGTCATATGCCATAGTGATAATCAATTCAATCAATTTCATCTTATCTTCAAGCGCGTCAACCAGTTCTACGTCAACCACGTTATATTCAACGAACGACTGCCAATCGTTTGTGTAATGGTCTTTGAATGTTTCATAACCATGCTCGAGCTTCTTTCTACCCAACTCCTGCTGGGCGATGTAATCGAGCTTATAACTTTCTTGTGCTGAATATGTGAACTTCTTGTACAAGTCCAAATAATCCAAACTGCTGATGCCGAAAATATCAGCCGTCAACAACTCACGCCCATTCAACGTAACTGTTCGGTCATTCACAATACGCCATGGCGACAAGTCCTTGGCTTTGTCATCACCAAGAACACGACGAATTCTTTGTAGAAGATACGGCATGTCGAACAACTGTGTATTCCACCCTGTGATGATATCTGGGGCGGTCATTTGCCAAAACTTCAAAAACGTTGATAACAAATCCGCCTCATCACGACACCGAATATATTCGAAATTATTCTTGTTTGTGATGTGCTTGATGTTATCAACGTCGAAACGCTTCACGCCAAACGTAGTAATCTTTTTTGTATTATTATCTTGAACTGAAATCAGGAGTACTTCTTCAATAGGATTTTCAATACTAGGAAATCCATATTCAGAACCTGTCTCAATATCTAGTGTAAGAATAGTGAGTTGGCTGATGTCATAATCCACTTCAGTGGGAAAATTTTCTGTGATGTATTGATAGGCATATGATGTATTGCCGAAGATGGGAAAGTTTTCCACATCCTTGTACTTCTTCACAAATTCTTTGGCGTCATTGATATCGCCAAACTTAATCGGCTCTAGATTGTCTCCAAAAAGGGAACTGTACTTGCTTTCTCCCTTGGACTTGATAAACAACGTGGGGCGAAACTCCACTTTGTGCGCATCTTTCTTGCCATTCTTTACCTCTCGGACAAGAACCTTGTTGCCGTACTGCAAGACATTCGTGTAAAAATTCTTCATCATTCAACCGCCCCCGGGTCTTGAATGTTACATTATCTAATAAACCATAACTGAAACGTGCAGTATACTCACAACTACTACATGCATCATAAAATATAACATCACCATGGAAGTCTGTCAAGGGAACCAAACGATAACTCCCATCTATTTTTTGCATATGTCCTTTTAAAAATAGTCGGTCATCATCCATCCATTCCATATCCCATTCTTCACGATAGATGTGGTAATCTGTTGTCACCAAATAGCTATCCATACAGCATTCCAGGGATTTGGTCTGCCATTCATGCATGACACCTCTCCCTGGAATTTCAAACTCAAACCGTATGGTATCAAATAATCCCATTATGGCACAAGTTCAATTTTAGGTACAACGATACCCTTGCCGGTAATTCTGTTATAATCGTTTCGAAGTTGGTCGGCAGGTTCACACATCAACACCACATGGTTCTTCGGGAAGGAAAACTTCTTCGTGGAAGAAAACAACATGTACGGTGCTAAACCAATTGTATATTGTCCTTGCTGTGCAGGCACAATCATAATCATCAATGGCGTATCAATTTCAACTGTATCCTGGTGTACAGTAACTTCGCCAAGTAAATCTTCGCCTAAGGCGGTCTTAATACAAGTTAAAGCCATAATATACTCAATTGTAGGGTGTTAGGAGGATTACTTAATTACAAAATGTCAATCTTACGAGGCTTCTTATCTTCTGGAACAATTCGTTCCAGCTTGATGGATAGAACACCATCCACAAGAGAAGCGTCACGAACTACTACATCTTCGGCAAGTGTCCACTTACGAGTAAATGCGCGCTTTGCCAATCCACGATGTACATATTCTACTTCTTCATCATTATGTTCTGCCTTGGCAGTAATGGTGATAACACCTTCAGCCAATTCAATATCAAGTTCATCACGCTTGAAACCAGCTACAGCCAGTTCGATGCTCCAATTTTCAGCATCGTGCTTGATGATGTTGTATGGGGGATAGTTACTTGAACTATTAACCGTTTCAATGTCATGCAAACGGTCACGTAGATAATCGAATCCGATTGCCCACGGTCCACCCAGTGATGCAGCGTTAAATGTATAGGTACGTGTCATAATTCCTCCTTTGAGCGAATGTGTTAGTGATACCCTGTCGGCGTATCTTAGGTTAATTTAACTCCTAACACCCTACAATCAAGTACTTACTTCTTTTTTCCTATATTATATTTCGCCACTAAATTCCAATCTCGCTTTTCACCGAAAGCCAAGACTTTAATTTGTGATAACGGCGCCGTATCTTCACAGATGTCTGGATTCACAATATCAACCAAGCCCCAATCTTCTAGAAGATGAGCCACGGTGTTTCTTCTTTGTAAATCGTTATCTGTTAAATCAGCATGCTTGCCATCAAGAGCAAATAGTTCCTTGAAGTGTACAATGAAATATCTACCTTGTTTATGCAAGATGTGGCAACTCTGATAAAGAGTTTGGTCTTTTCTTGACGCCACACCGATACGTGTCAACGTTTCCCGAACCTTTAGAAAGTCATCTTGATTCACCAAGGTAACTTCTAGCGGGTTATACCCTGCTATTGAAGGGATATTTATTAAGTCATGTGCCATTTGTCAATCCACCTGTGTTCAATCGTTCCTTAATTGTCTGTAATTGCTCAGGCGTCAAGATACGTAGGGCTTGCTGTGCTTTCTCAGTATTATACTTATAGTACTGTTTCACCACTTCAAGGTCTTCGATTTTCTCAGCCTTTAACCATTTGTTGAATCTCTTGCGAGGTCTAATGGTATTTATAAGGAAATCAAACTGAAGGCGTTTTTCCAAATGGGGACGACTGTTCATTTCGTTGGCTGCAATAACTGTATCAGCCCCGAAACTTAAACTTTTATTGATGACAAATGCATTATATTGCTTCTCACTCCAATCATCTACAATTAAAGGTTCCTTTGTATAATGAATGGCGTTCACGAAATCGAACGGACTGATTTTCGGTGCTTTATATTCTTCCACCTTTTCTGGTGTTTGAATTTCTTCACCGTCCAGATTCATCATGACTTCATCTCACATGCAGCCATGATTTCTGTTAGGCATGCCACAAGATTGATTTCAGCATCAGCCACGAATGCTGCCTTGTACTGATAATCAGCCAAGAGCAACACCAACTGAGGAACTTGAACCACTTCAGACATCAGCGAGTCATACAACTTTCGGAACAACACGTTCGGGTCATTGTCCAGATTGTTCACAACCCATGTACGCATCTTCTTGAAGTCCTTGTCTCGCAGAGCAGACAACAACTCCTTGAGATTGTCATCACTGATGGAACTGAGGATACCTGCGTCAATTACTCCTGACGAAGAATACCGCTGAAGTTCATTCAACACACGCCGATAATCAGGGAAGTGCTTGTTCAACAACTCGGCAACCACCTTGTTGTCGAATGTCACACCTTCTTCATTCAAGATTTCAGTTAGTCGCTTGAAGAAGCGAGCTGCCACCTTGGGTCTATCTTCCTTAGTGAGCTTGAAATCAATGACTGTGGTACGACTATGAAGCGGCGGAATGATTCTGTTCTTGTAATTACATGTGAAAATGAAACGACAATTCTTGCTGAATTCTTCAATGAAGCCACGAAGTGCCGGCTGTGTTGAATTGGGATTGAGGTAATCAGCCTCGTCAAGAATAACAACCTTGATTTTTCCAGCCAGTGATACTGTACTGGCAAAGTCCTTAATCTTGGTTCTTAGAACATCAATACCCGATTCCTCAGAACCGTTAATGATGATGTAATCACATCCCAACTCCTCACAGAGCGCCCGCGCAATGGTTGTCTTACCAGTACCTGCTGTGCCAGACAATAACATGTTCGGGATGTTATCCTGTTCAACAAATTCCAGAAATGTATTCTTCAAATTATCCGGAAGAATACAATCAGACACCTTACGCGGACGATACTTCTCAACCCAAAGAAACTGCTCACGATTTACTTCCATAATTTCACCTCGTTAAAGAATGGCTTACGCCTTGGACGAAGTATCAGCTGCAATCAAATATGTTAAATCACGGTTCAAACATTCAAAGAAAAACACCAACACCTTGCCTGACTTGGCAACGGCATGTGCAATACGAACATTGTAATCATCAGGCACCACCTTGAAACTATCAATGGTCATCTTCACATTGAACGTGGCGTCTGAGGCGTCAAGCGACTTCTTGTACGAATGGGATGTGCTGTTCTTCGGGTCATTGATGGACAATGTAACCTTCCCCTTGTCAGCCACGATGTTCAACATGGTTGCTGATACGATACTTGCCGTCTTGATGATGGTGTTGATTTCACCTGATGTCATCTTGAATGTGTAAATGTCCTCAAGTGTAGGAGCATTCTCAGAAGGCGCCGTCACCAGACTTTCATCTGCATAGAAATATTCAATCTCACCACCATTGTCAGAACGAATTGTCAAACTCTTTTCCCCAAATTCAATTTCAGGATTCTGTGATACTGAAACGAGAGACAGGAGCTGATTCAAATCGTAAATGGCAAACTGCCGAGGAAATGTTTCCTCAACATTGGCGCGAGCTTGAATACTGTTTACTGTGTTTCTAGTTGCAATCTTACTACCAGGCTTCACTAAAAGATTACTGCTAATCTGTGAAAAACTTTGTAGTAGACCAATCGTCTTTGAACTAAGCTTCATTTTTAAGAACCTCCTCAGTAGTTGAAATATATGTATCATGTACATGTAGTAACATAATAGCGTAATGTAGAATTTTCAAGATGTCATCACGATTATGACCATTCTTTTTCCCGTATCTTTGAGCATACTTCATGATGTTGCCTACGGTGAAGCCGACACCATGACCATTATCAAAAATGAATTCTGATGCTTGAAATTTGCTACGTGAGTAATGCTGACCATAGGTCTTGTCAATATAGGACTTCAACTCCTTAAGAATTTCATCCTCATTATATCGGTATGTGCTCATTAAAATGGCTCCACTGCTTCACGCCCTTCGGCATGCTCATCACATAGCGTGCGATACCATCCGCCCTTACGAAGGAATCCTGGCTTACCACATACTTCACACATGGTGAAACTACGCTTCTCCACATCACGAATCTTTGCATCCAACCCATCATGAACAACATCCGTGTAAATTCGGAGACCGCCCCACTTCTCTTTGACCTGAACAATCTTGGAATACACTCGATTCTTTTCAATGTATTCAAACACTTCCCGAATAAGCGGAGCCCAGCCTTCTCCGACCGATTCCAGAGCAAGCTGTATATCATAACCTTCGTAAATCACATATGTAGGATATCTTGGACTTGACGCCTTCATAATTCATTCCTCTATTAAATCTTCAACAGTAAAATCCGGAATATTTAACATCCGGTATGGACCCTTCATATCTACCCGTGTTTTGGTTCTTTGTTCAATAGTTTCCCACACACCTCGTAAATAGGCTTTCTTTAACATAACTAAAAGTTGTTCTCTTGTCAACGTCATATTTAACCACCTAAAAATGTTGATGAAATCCAAATTCCTAGATAACTTCCTACCACACTTCCTGCTGCATATCCCATCCATTGGTGCAAATGGTCTTGCCCTTGTGCAATTTTCCTGATAACGAAAAACTGAATGGAAGCAATCATGAAATCACTCATTGCCGCGGTATGATATTGTGCGTTGGCAACTGCACGAAAGTTTACACACCAAATGGTATAACTTAATAGTTGAATGAAAAAGAGGACAGATGCTTCTTTCAGTTTTGTTATCATAAATTACTCCGTAACTCCATTTCTAGTTTGGCAATTTTTTCATATAATTCTTGTTCAATTTTCATTCTTTCCATTTCATCACGCTTGTGCATATCAGCCCATTCACAAATGATATCCCTGAGTCCAGTTTCACTGTAACCTAAACCTTTTACAATGGTTTGAAACGCATCAAACAATTCATCCAGATTGGAATCTTGGGGAATCTTTACCATGACTTCACGATTATATGCTGTAGCCGTCAGCGTCAGTTCGCTGAACTTATATTTAGTATACATTGTTCCCCTTAATGTGTCCGTTTCGAATCATCTCACCAAATAGGTCCATCATATCACTGAACCGCTGATTGTAAATTGCTTGCATACCATGCAACATATTCATCAAGACATCCATATCCTTTGCCGGAATTTTTGATTTTTCCATATAACTCAGCACTGTTTCCATATCATCCGTGACATGCCAGCACTGCATAATCATTGTTTCTAACATAAATCTATCACGATTCTGCATTGTTCTTCTCCTTTGGTAAGTAAACGGTACCACCGCATTCTTCAATGAACGTAATGAACTCCTCAACACTTGCACCAGCATACAACGCTTTGTCTGGAAACTTCGTCAACCACGGCACGAGTTTCTTATTAATTGTCTCTACTGAATAACGGCTGTTAGGTCCAAAGATTTCAGATGGAGTATCTGCGCCACAATAATCGTAGGCAACCTTATAGATTTCAAACTTCGGGGTACCATCTTCGTTCCACTCCTTTAAATCTTTTTCCCTGCGACCATCTGCGTAATAAAAGATTCTTGGTTCATACGGAGTACCTGCATTATGTTCATAAGGAGCATCATTCCAATCATCACCCCACTGCTTGTCAAGCTCTTGGGTGGTGAAGTAGGCAAAGTTTTCGGCAATGAAACACAACTTGAAATCTTTCTTCATCTTAGTATTTTCGGTAAGTGTCAAGGTACAATCACACAACTTGTGCGTACCATAATTAGTACTATTACACTTCATACAAATCCATTGCTGATTGTAGGTTTTCCAATACCGCTTCTTTCCGGCAAATTCGATTGAATTATTCATATTTACTCCGTCACAAAAGCGCGAACAACGGTAGACAACTTTTGTACTGCCTCATGAAATTCGGTATCCGAACCTTCACCATTTGACTGCCGCATCAACAGCGGTAAAGTTTTCCAAGGGACGACGAAGCTTGGTAATAATCTTGTGTTCTTTCATATAGAATCCTCATACGGGGTTTCTTTCAAACTCATCAGCGCCTTATGGTCTTCATCAGTGGCGTCACTAATGTAAAACGAACACGCCTTCACCGCCGATTCTACATAAGTATTGCCAAAGTGCCACTTCCCATCCTGATAGGTTACGCCTTTATGATTGCGGAGTTTCTTTCCTCCTTCCTTTTTTGCTTCTTCAATCAATGCCTGCAAGACTGGTAAATCCACAAGCAACGGGCCTTTAAGTGCGGTTTGTGGATGCCCCACATCATGTATCGTAATAAAGCGATGAGGAGGAATATCATAAAACTTTGACAAATGCCGTGCGAATGCCCCACTATGCACCAACATCTTGGCGTCAGGATGCTGCTTAAGGCAAAGGATTAATGCGTTGGTGCTTCCGAGATGTCTATTTGAGTTGAGGAAACTAATTATTTTATTGGTATTCATATTATTTTCTCCGTAGATAGTTGCCAAGTCTTTTACCAATCCACACGGGAAATGCTATGATACCCATCATAATTGATACCGCAAGAAATATAGGCCAAAACAATGCAACCAGTATTGCAATAACGGTGTCATCCGCATTTTCTTCGTACTGCAATCCAATACCAATCAACAATAAAACTGTCCCAATACCCCATGCCCAACCGTTAAAAGTGGGATTTTGAAGCGTGATAATCTGTATAAAGGTGTCCAATGTTTCTCCTTTTAAGTATACTGAAATATAACACAATTAGGGGAAAAGTCAAGTTTCCTATTAATAGGCATTTTTTACCTTTCCCGTATCCAGTAGGTCATCCACACAAGTTAAACAATAATTTCTGCCGTTCCACCAATGCCATAAAAAGGTAATCACCATTCCTTTACTGTGATGGTAGTCAATCGTTGGGACATTTTTTGTTTGGCAGAGGTCACATGTACTTTTCGGTAAATTCAATTTGTGAATATATTGCTTGAGACACGGGGCACAGAGTTTCTTCCAATGTGCGTTAACCGCAAACTCACTTTGAATATTATCATACCCCATGTGATGTCCCGTGCGATATTTGAAATAAATGGGATATTCCACGGGGAGTTTGCAGTTACATGAATAACACCGTGGTGGATGGAAAAAGAGTTTAATCTTCTTCTTCCACTTCACCCATTGATGACGCGTAGGAATCCAGCGGGGAATGTTAATTGTTATCGTTCTTGTTCGCATCTTCCTTTCCTACCATGGAAGGTTGGCGCTTATAAGGCAACTCAAATATGTAATGGCCGCCACGCTTAGATTGCACCCATGTGAACATCCAAATCACATGGTTTTCTTGGAGGGCACTAACCAAACCTTCATTACCACTCCACCCACCTGTACTGATATTGTAGGTAATCTTTTCCCCATCATCCGTCTGCGTCCACATCATGTTATTCCATTGCCACATCTGCCGAATGAAATTGAAACATCCATCAGTATCCTGCCAAGGCCAACTCTTAATCAGTTCCAAGGCATCTTCCGTAGGATATCCATCTTCATCAAAGAATTCGTCTACGTCAACAGGAGAATTATCAAGCATCAGTCGTTTCCTCTTCGTCGTCATTGTAATACATCACCGCGTTCAACACATGCGGATAAATGCTACGGAACATTTGTGCCATATATTCATGCGAAGGATATGTCTTGTGTGAATAAGTCGTATTCTTGATAATCTGATTGGCACGATAGATGGCAGTTTCAATTTCTTCAAGGGTGGCAACTTGGGCGTTTGTCGTCGTAGTCGTAAACATCGGTTCCTCTGAAAGTTTAGATGTAAGTTCCGTAAAGTTATTTAATGCTCGTGCTTCTCGTTCAATCCATGCCCAACTATTCATTGTTCTCGTACCTCTGCTTTTAGTGCTCTGAATAATGCTACCCATTTAGATGATGAGCGTGCCAATTCGCGTTGTAGTGGTTCAATTCGGTTTGGAATTCCTTTGGACGGAACAATCCATACACACCATGTAGAATCACCAAATGGTTCCATCCATACCAATTGAGCATACAGTGCGTCATGCTTTCGTTTCAGATGGCACATAATCATCTTCATCATAAATGAATTCCTTGGCTAGTATACATTAAATATACTAGGAACCCCTACTCTTGTCAAGTAGGGGTTGAAAGTTTACGCCTTAAATTTTACACATTCAAAATTCAAACCATATGACATTCTGTAATGTGGATACACCATTTTATCTATGAATGGATAACAGTATAAATCTTTTTTATATGCACGCATTATAACTTCAATGACATCGGTCTTTTTACCATATCCAACAGCAACAGAATCTATCTCGTTCTGGCTTTTATGATTCATATGATGAATTGTTTTTTCATTTCTATTCACAATGATTTCCAAACTATCATATTTCCATCTATCATAGCTGTAGACAACACGGATAGGTTGTTCTGTTTGCAGATTAACTATCAGTAATAGTTTTACAAGGAACATGTTTCATTTTGAATTGTCCCTCCACCTACTGCCTGCCAATTTAAACATACCGTGTTGGCATTTCTTTGCCGAGCACCAGTATTCTTTCTAACAGTCAACGGAAACTTATCATATTCCGTTAAACACTGCGGTATCGTCCTGTCTTTATCTCGCATCACAATACTACCGTCATTATATTCTAGAAAGGCGCAGAATTGCACTGTTCGTGCCGCCACATTTGTTGTATCTGCTACGGCTGCACTATCTATACGCACACTATCAGGCTTCACATGTAGCCGAGTGAGCTTGTAATAGGAATCGGCATTGAAAAAGAAATTCACATTTGCTGGTTGGCTTGTAAGCCCTCTACGAACATTCACTAACAGAAATCGGTATGTGGTGGTGTCATCCGGAATATTGAATGACACCGTATCAGGATTTTTTGTTCGTTTATATACAACAGGAATGGTATCTGTGGATAGAAATACTGCAATCATTGTACTATCCACTTCTTGTGGCTGTACCCAATTCACACGAAAACTTATCAACTTCAATGTACTTGACAACTGTGCTGAACCAACTACCTGTTGTGGCTGAATAGGTTGTGCTTGAACTGCTGTAGCCACACATGTCAAAATACCCCATAACAATGTACGCATAGTTATTTCAAATTATGAATTGTTATATATGTTGTGTTTCCAAATTGTACTATATCGTATTCTTTGGTTGGAAACAATGTGTTGAATGATGTTTTGTTCACTTCTGTTAACAACGATGAACGTATTGCTGTTAACGGTGTTGAAGGTGCTGCGGGTACTACGATGGTATCAACTCTAATTGAGTCTGGTGGTAATGGTGCTCTGTCGCCGCGGCGAACGAACAATCTACCTACAGCAGGACTTGTGGATTGCAATCCTCTACGAACTGACCACACGTTAGATGTTAATGTAACCGTGTCATTCACTTTCTTTAATGATATTCTTGCTGTGTCAGCTAATCCATTCACTTGTTTCAAATTAGGTAGATTACCTGTTGATGTGTCAGTAACAACCTTGGATGCTGTCATGGTATGACGATAGAAATCTGGAGCGCCATATGGGTCGTTAGGGGCTTTCCATGATACTCTGATATTGATGTTGGTGTCAGTGGCAGTTATTATACTGGATAATAGCGCAAATGAAACGCCAGCATCATCAGGTGCTACTATCGGTGTTTCTGCTTGTGTAGGTGTATCGGTACATGCATATGCAACTGCTCCCATAACGAATAAAAGACTCACAAGTTTCTTAACATTCTTGTGAAACATGGTGGAATCCTCATTAAAGTTACATATATTTATTACAAACTTTAATGAAATTCAGGTTTTTAATCATTAATAGATTTTCATGATTACAGGTGCATCTCCTTAATATAATCCTGCATAAGTTTAAATCGTTCATCTAATGGTAAGGTCAAATATTCCCAACGAAGATTGTGCACTTCAAGAGAAGATGTGTATGCTTTGATTAAAGCTTCTTTAAGTTCTTGTGTCATAGATACATCTCCTTGATGTAATCCCAGCAGATGATGTTCATGGCTGCTGAGACATTGAACGAGCGCATCACACCACGCTGTGGGATACTGACCTTGTGTTGGAACTGGTCCGACACTGAGCGAGGAATACCATGACTTTCTGAACCGAATATGAATAATGGATTCTTTTTTTTGAAAAATGACCATGTTGTGGTACTACCTAGTTCATGTCCACCTGTTTCGCATAATACAATATCATGCCCCATCATCTTAGTTACATCATTCAACTTGGTGGCAATTTCCATGTCGGCGTGGATCGGGTCATCAAACACATATTGGACGATATTAATATAATTCTCGGCACCTACAGTGCTACGCTTATCAAACTTATTACGTCCAAAGATATAGAAGTTCTCTGCCCCAAACAAACACGCCGACCGGATCATCATCCCGACATTCAATTCTCCTGTAATGTTAATACAGCCTACTGAGAATTTCAAGCGGTCGTTATTACAGATGGCGATATTTTCCTGAACACTATTATCCTTATACTCATCTCGCACGTTATAGTGGTTGCTCGTAGTTTCAGCAATAATGTTTGAGTAATTCACCATCGGATTTTCCATAATTAATCCTCTACCTTGACCACAAACATATACGCAGATTTTTCATCAAGTCCCTTCATTTTAGCAAACGCTTTACCAAAGAAGGTTGGCTTTGTAAATGTCATCTTATACTTCGAGAATTCTGCAAGTTGTTCGTCGGTAATAACCTTTTTCTTATTTAATGTAGATAGAAAGATATCTACTCCGGTATTTACCATGTGGGTAGCTTCTGTTTCTGTCCACTCAAAGATGGATACATTTGACATAGTAAGTCATTCCTTATTAGAAGGGAATTGAATCTTCCTCTACCACCTCAGCCGCCTGTTCGGCTGGGGTGGGCATCTCCACACCTGCGTCAACCTTCGTATAGAGGTCGAGGAAGCTGGTCTTGGTCTCCTCGTCAAAGCGAGCGATACAGAGGTTGATTGCCTTCATGCGGTCATTGAACATGGCGAACGCATTTACAATGTGCTCAAGACGGCGAGTGGAGATGAGGTCGTCAATGGCACCTTCCTTGAAGGTCTTACGGATAATTTCAGCCCATGATACGAGCTTGTCCGCAAAATCCTCGTCCACCTTTTCCACACGCGCCATCTTCTTCATGATAATCTTCTTTTCCACCTTCGGCGAGGGGTATTCCTGCTCGATGGTGACAGCGAAGCGCTCAAGGAAGGCATCGTCCAGAATCTGAGCAGACATGTACTTGCCTTCATCGGAACCCTGACCCTTGGTGTTCGCCGTGGCGATGATATTGAATCCGGGCTGCGGATAAATGGTCTCGCCGGTCTTCTTATTGAAATACGGCTTGCCTTCAAGAATTGCCTGCAAGCACATGAGCTTGTTGCTGCCGCGGTCAGACTCGTCCAGAATCACGATGGCTCCGCGCTTCATACCGATGGTGACGGGACCTTCACGGTACACCACATTGCCATCCACGAGCGTGTTACCACCAATGAGGTCGTCCTCGTCAGTTTCAATGCTGATGTTCACGCGGATGCATTCCCGCTTCAGTGCGGCACACACCTGTTCCACCATCGTAGTCTTACCGTTACCGGACAACCCCGTAATGAACACCGGGTAGAATGCCTTGCTGGCAATGATGGTGCTCAGATCCTTGTGAAAGCCGAACGGCACATAGGTGATGTCCTTGTTCGGCACAAGGTTCTGAATTTCCACCTGCAACTTCGGCTGCACAAGCATCATAGTAGGCTTGGGCTCCGCCTTGAACGGCGTGGGCTCTGCCGACCCAGCCACGGGTGCCGCGGTGGCGTCAAGTGCCACACCATACAGCCCGCGCTTAATCTTATTTGAATGATTGGACAGAAACGGACTCGGATTCACACCGATGCCATTAGCGATTGCCACAATTTCAGGGCGAGTAAACTCGGTCTTACCAGACGCCTTGAGAGCGTCAACCAAACGCTGATTGTTCATGACTTCTCCATGATGTAGTTTTGATGTCCTTCCTGAACCATACTTAAATATAACACTATTGGACCTGTTTGTCAAGTGGGGCGCTAAGTGCTGAAAAATCAACAACTTAGCGCCCCTTCCCCTAGGGGAATTACGAGATATATTGGACAAATTGATTAAGGAACACGCGCGAAACCATTTTGGTATTCTGCATCTTCTTGAACGCCCGGAGCAAATCACCCTTTTTCGCATCATGACGGTGCAGTACCTTGGACATATTTACTTCCTCAATGTTCAGGTCTGAACCTGGAACCATGTAGTAAACATCATACCCCTTGGACTTGACACCGAAGAATCGGTGATTACCGAATTCCTCCTTGTACTGCTTGTCAAACTTCAACTGGTCGAAACCATCCGCATACCCTACCTTGCGATAAATCTGGCTCTTGTAATTGTTGCCAGCCATCAGATAGATGCCAATGTTACGGGAGCCGGTCACCATCTTGTACATTTCCAGCAAACTGTCTGTCATGTCACCACGATAGTTGTTCAACGACACCTGGTTGTTGCCATGTTCCAGAATAAACTTATGCCCATAATCCATACCCGTAGGTGCATCATTGTTAACATAAGCCAGATTGTATGAAGCATCACCGTCAGTAAGGATGATGGTGTTCAGCACCTCAATCTTGGTTTCCTTCTTGAACTGTTCAGCGATACCCGACAACACCACAATTGTTTCATTCAACGGCGTACCACCAAGCTGCATGCTAGTGGGAACCTTAGCATTACTGGAATAGTAGTAATAACCGCGGCTGGTTTCAAAAGCGTTTGCCAGAAGCAGTAAACTCTTGATGGCGTGATTGAACTCCGACAACTTCATTTTGTAATTCAGAAGCTGCTTGAGGCGGAACGTGGCATTGTTGATAAACAAATCACGATTCTTTGCCTTGTTCCGATCCTTAATGATGTGCGGGATACCACACTCGGCAAACTCGGTGGTGTAGAATCCATTGTCAACAAAGCCGTACACATCAAATGGAATATTCACCTTACGGCAGAACATTGCCAATGCCACCACCTGTTCGATGGTACCAGAAATGTTTTCTGACATACTGCTAGAAAGGTCAATCACCATCAGCATGCCATGATTCTTACCCTTCGGGACCACAGTGCTCTGAAGGAACAAATCCTCGGAGAGCTTGTAGCTCCACACCTTGTCCACATCCAACTTACCCGTCTTGGACACCTTCGCCTTGGCGAACTGCTTGGCGTTACGGCGAAGCTCAAATTCCTTGACAAGATAGCTGATATAACGCTTATTCACACCCATGAACTTATTGTAAATGTTCTGACGCTTCTCCTCGTGGAGAGGCTCAAACACCATGTGCTTGTAGGTCACCTTGTGAGGTACAACCCAATTCTTAGGATCCACCTTAGGCCAATTCACATAGGCAATCGGAAGTGCATCCTCGTCAAGCAGAGTATTTTCCTTGGACCGGAATGCATCCTCAGTGATAGAGGTCGGCTTGGACTCCTGCATCCAATCACGGAGCTTGTCAAGAGCGCGCGCCGAGGCATTTTCAAGTGCGTCCGCCATTTCATTCTTGCCGGCGTCACGCAGCTTGTCAATTACATCCTGTACCTTTTCCTGAAAGTCCTGACCGTCGGACGACTCACCCTCTGAACCCGGCTGACCAGAACCTGCCTCGTCCAGAGCATCCATGGCTTCCATGAGGTCGTCGAACAAATCATCCAACTCGGACTTTTCATCCTTCGCCGCCTCGTACAACTCCTTGGACAACTCCATCACCTCTTCCCACGTTTCACATTCCTCGATACGGTCAACGAGGTTCTGCTCCTTCTCATTGAAGGAAACATCGGCACGGGCGCCGAGCTTGAAATATACATTCAAGCGGTCGGCGAATGGCAGGTGCTTCATGTCCTGCATCGGCACACCAAAGAACTTACGCTCCACCAGTTCCGTGTAGCCATTATACATGGGCTTACGGAGACCCGGGTACTTGCGCTTCATCTTCTTTTCAATACGTGCATCCTCAACAATATTGAGGAATGACTTGAAATTGCTTCCCATCGCCTTCACCTCGTCCATCCAACCATCGGTCGGCGTGAACAGAGCATGCCCCACCTCATGACCAATCATGAGGTCGTACAAATCGGCGTTCATGTCCTTCCAAATCGGAAGAACCAGTAGGCGCTGCTTCACATCAAAATAGGGACCATGTACCTTCTGGTGTTCGATTCGGATGTTCTCCGAAGCGAGCAACTTACCAAGCTGACTCTTGGAACTGTCAAGAATGTTCGACATGTTTTCTCCAGAAATTGTTAACCTCAGATGCTATACAATAAGTATAACACCTGAGGTCCGTTTTGTCAAGCCCTATCGTAAGTGCTTGAAAATCAACAACTTAGCGGCTTTTCTTCCCTCTGGAGGGGGTCTTTTTAGTGGTTTTGGTAGTCTTTTTCGCGGCTTTTGGTGGCTTAAACTTATTCTGTAATCTCTTGGAGACTTCTTCCGCAGACATCCAAATATCCTTATTTTGTAGAATGGATTGAATTTCTGTTTCATTTAAGAATCCAGAATATACATCCTTCCATAATTTATGACTCCATTCACGTTCATGGGTAATATGGTCGAACAACTCGCCCCCTTTACCAAAACTTCCTGAACTGTAGTTATGGAACATGAACATGGAATGATTGGAAATTTCCCAATGCTTTGCTGACAAGAAAATCACTGTGGCAGCACTCATACATGCACCTTCAACTGATGCCACAATGTTCGCCTTGCTTTCGGCAATCACACGCATGAACTGGATGGCTGTGAATAAATCGCCGCCGTAACTATTAATATGAATAACAACAACATCATTCTCTGAACTGTTTCGAATTGTTTCAAACCAGGGAATATATTCAGATGGTGATTTGATATCACCTGAAAGATAGAACTTATGCACCTTGGAAATGGGTCTATCGGTGAATGCAGTTTGTGTTAAACTAAATGGAAGATCCATTGGTTTATCAGTCATAAAACCTCGTTACCTGTAAAATTTTTTCAATTTGTTTTTGTATGATATCTTTACGGTTAGGCCAGTGAATATATTCTTTATCAGGATTCTTCTGGAGATTGTAAAGAAGCGGTAGAATCATTTGTTCAACTTGCTGTAATTTCCCCCTAACTTCTGATGTGAGTAATTCCTTATGTTGTTCAATTAAACTTGAAGTGTCACCTGTGGTCAATTCTTCAAGTTTCATTTCCAATAATGAAATTTTATCTAATAGCTCACTTTTAAATTCTGTATCTACAGCAGTTTGTGTAGGTACGGGTTCTGAAGTAGAGGAATCATTGTCCTCAAATGTGAACCCAAAATCGAAATCATTGCTTTCTAGCATTCTTCATCCGTTTTAATTGTTTCACCTGCTTCTTTCGCATCTTGTTCAACTCATGCTTCAATTTAAAGTTTGAGGCGTGATATGTAAAGTTAATTCCTTCCATGTGGTCATATTCATGTAGAACGATACGGGCAGGGACGCCTTTGATAGCGATAGTTTGTATCACTCCCTTTTCATCTTGATATTCCAAGGCAATTTCAGCAGGGCGGCGGAGAGTTAATGTGAATCCTGGAAAAGATAAACATCCTTCCTCTATAGCAACCTCTTCTTTGCTGGCGCCAATGATGTTGGGATTGAACATGGCAAATCGTTTTTCTTCATTGCCAAATACAAACATCCGATATGGCAACCCTACTTGATTGGCAGATAGCCCCACACCACCTAACTGAAGCATCTTCTTATATAGAACGTCCACTAATTCTTCAGCCTTGTCTCCATCCTTTTCAAAGTCAAAGGCAGGCGGACGAACATTCATACGGGGGTCTGCAAAATGAATCAATTCCAATTCGTCAATATTAAAATTCATTATTCCTCACAACGTCAATTTAAAATATTTATTAGGCAATTACAGAAAAATTCTGTCTTTTGGTAAACTTCATGATGTGGCTGAACTTATCGAACAACTGGTCGCCCTTGTGTGAAATCACCCACACATTAGTTCCATCTCCGAGAGCATTCAATAAATTCATCACGTAATCTGTTGCACTGTTATCTAAGCTACTATCAAATACTTCATCAAGAATAAGAAGATTAGTGCTAGCAGAATTTTTGAGCTTGGCGATTGTACGCCACGTAAAAAGAAGCGCCAAATCAATTCTTTGTTTCTCGCCTTCACTAAAGCTCTCATAACTAAAATCATCCCGATAACGTGATTTAATAACCTCATCAAATTTCTCATCAAGGGTAAACTGGACAAAGAAGTCCATGGACGTTAAAAACTTATTCACAAGTTTATTTATCGCCGGCAAATATTGCTTGATGATTTTAGTTTTAATACCAGAATCTTTTAACAGAATAGATGCAATATCATAGTAATCACTTTGTTCATGTAACTCACTTCGTTCCTTGACAATGGTGAGTGTATCCTTTGCCAAGTCCTTCAACTTCGCCTTTTCCACTTCAATGTTGCCTACCTTCTTACTCACATCAGCTTTTTCCAATTCAAGACGCTGAATGAAGCGTTCACTAGTGGTGATGTCATTTTTCACCTCTGTGATTTGAGTGGTCAACTTGGTAATCTTGGAATTAATGGAATCAATCTCGTTCAATCTTTGTAGAAGTTGTTGATATGTAGCGGCAACTTCATCCTTTTTATCTTTGGTCACCGACAATTCTTGTGAATGCTCGGTGATGATTTCATCCTTGAAGTGATGTTCGATACCTTGCTTACACTTGGGACATGTATCATTGTTATGATAAAAGGCAATTTCTTTTTCTATCTTACTTAACGAAGTTTCAAATTCTTGAATTTGCTGCGAAACCATTTGGATGCTTCTACTAATATCAGATGCATCCCCAATACTATTAATAAAATCGTCCCTTCTAGTATCAAGATTAGTAAGGTAACTGCGTCTTTCAGCAATCTCATGGTGAGCCTCTTGAATTTTAGTTTCTATTTCGGCAATTCGTGCATCGCGGTCATCTTGTAATGTCTTGATGTACTCTTGTTGGATTTCAGCCTTGTTCTTTGCCAAAGTAATTTTACTTTCCACTTCAGATAACTTGTTCTTCAACTCCGTGACTTTTTCCTTCAACACAACATTCATTGAAGTGAAAATTTTAATATCTAAAATATCTTCAATCACTTCACGCCGAGCTGCCGCAGGAAGTTGCATGAACGGCGTAAATGAAGCTGACCCCAGAATGACAATCTGTGTGAATGACTTGTAGTTGAGCTTTAAGATGTTTTCTTCCAAATACTTTTGGTAATCACGACTGGCAGCATCTTGGTTGATGAGTTGTCCGTTCATCCATATCTCAAAGATGTTCGGCTTCATACCGCGAATAATCTTATATTGCTTATTACCAATATGAAATTCAATCTCAACAACACAATTTTTATTGTTGATGGTGTTCACCAACTGAGGCTTGTTCACATTTCGATATGGCTTTCCGAACAAAGCAAAACAAATGGCATCCAGTAACGTACTCTTGCCACTACCATTCTCACCTACAATTAACGTAGTAGGGCGTTCATCTAATTGTATTTCTGTGAATGCGTTTCCTGTCGAGAGGAAATTACGCCAACGAACTTTTTGAAAGTGAATCATAGTTCAAGATGCTGTGCCTCAATGTATAATGTTTTCAACAAAGTTTTCAACTTCTCTTTGTCTTTATCAGACTCCACGGAATCCACATATTCAGATAACAAGGTCATGGTATCTTCAATGTTCACATTGCCTTCGTCCAAGGCGTTGGATTCAAACTCTGAAAAATCTTCGTGAATTGTTAATTCAATCACTTCATTATTATATAGTGAATCAATGAACTTGTCAAACTTCTGATAATCTGCTTTGTTCACAACAATAATTTTCACACATGCCTTTTTAAAGTCCACTGGATTCGGCAAAGGCTTTCTGTCATCATAGTAAATTTTATGGAAGATTTCATTGGGATTCTGAATGAATGTCAACTCATCATCATTGGTTTCATACACATGAAATCCTCTGGCGTCATCATAATCAGACCAAGTGAATCCATAAGGACTGCCAAGATAATAGATGTTGTCATTGGTGCTTCTGTGATGAAAATGACCAGTTAACACCATCTCAAATTGCTCAAGAATTTTTCTATCCATGCCGCCGTCATTCTTCACGCCACGGAACATGTCGAACCCTTCAATTTCAAAATGTCCAAGACATACAGTATTAGCATGGTCTTCTTGTAAGAAGGTCATCACTTCATCATAATTTTCCGAGCATAACCAAGGCACAAATGAGAACGTTTTATTACCAACAGTCTTTCGTGTCGGCTGTTCCACAATGTGGATGTTATCATATTCACGAAGCAACAAATCCAATGAATTCACTTCATTCGTGTTCTTGTAATATGTATCATGATTGCCAGGAATCACAAACATATCCACGCCAAGGTCCTTTAATGGCTGAAAGAAATATTTCTTACAGGAGCGCAATGTGCTGAAGTTGATGTATTTTCTTCTATCAAACACATCACCTAAATGAAATACTGTTTTAATTCCATGTTCTTCAAGATACGGGAAAAACACTTCATCATAAAATTTTCTAAAGAAAACATCAAAATGGTGCGAGTCATTTCTCGCACCAAAATGAGTGTCTGTGATAACAGCAATTTTCATTTATCCCTCGTAGATTGCTGAATTCGCTCCATGTTCAAACACTTCTACACTCTTTAACCGAACACGCCCATTGGTCTGTTCCAGAATGGTTGTACAAATATCTGTATACACAATCTCAGCAAAACGTTCACACCCTACACTATCCAGAATTCGAAGTGTGCAAACACCAAGAGCATCCAACTCCTTGAAGTTATCTAAATGCGGGTCATCGGCAGAAACAACTGTTGTATGGTCAAACAGTTCTTCCAAATAACTCTTGATCCATCCTGTATTACCGAAATCATATACCCAATTTCTTTCATCCAAAGTATCAGCTTCAAAAATGAAGTGAAAGCCTAAACTATATCCATGAATTTGATTACAATGTGACTTGGCTCGCCATTGACGAAACGCGCAACTAAATCCACGGTCATTACCATAAGTCTTTGTTGAATAGTATTTCGGCATATTACCTCGCAAGTTTGCTGTACATGATGTCTGCATTTAAATATTGTAAAGCTAAGATACCACGTTGATGTTCTAAATCCTTTTGATACTTCTCGTAATTTACTATCTTGTCCTGTATAAAGTCAAGTAGTAATTGCTTATTTGTGAGGTAATTATCATAGGAGCTTGTCCACTCAGAAGGATATTTAAATTGATTTAAATACATTTCCGAATAACTGCATCTATCTGGGACAACAGGAATGGCTCCTGCCAAACATCCTTCCATTACACTGATACCAAGATTCTCATGTAATGCACAACTGAAAATCACCTTTGCTGACCCTAACGTCTTGTAGTATCCTTCTTTGGATAAAGACATCTTTTGTGTAATCACCACGTTTAATGCGTCCGACAAATCAACCGCGATTTCAGGTTGTTTATCTGAATTATATCTATGAGGCCACATCACCACATCTTTCTTCTCATCATTGATGTAATTTGCCAACCGTGTGATGTTTTGTTTATGTGGCTGACCACTGCGAATTGCCTTGTTTCTATCAACAATATTTAAATTGTTCAAAAACATTTCCTTATGAAATTCAGTGGCAAAGTAATTGTAATCACATGCGTTATACCAGGCAATTTCTTGATTCACCGCCCAATCGCCCATCTTCATACCGAGAATGTCAGAGGGGTCATAATGACCGGCATGCCAGATGCCATGAATCTCAACAGGAATTTCCAACAAGTCACTCATGTAACGAATGGCAGTAACAGCAAAGTTCCAGGCATCCGTGACAAGAAACTTATCACCAGGCTTCACCTTGCCATTTTGAAAATGTAACGCGATGGCTTGAATCTGTGATGCCTTGTATGCATTCGTAAATGCAAAGTTTAAAAAGGCACCTGAAGTGGTGTTGTTCGTGCTTTCCAATCCATCAATAGTAGTAACTTCCAATCCTTTTTCTTGTAAATCATTAGGAATGTTTTCATACCATTGCTTCGTGTATCGTTGGTCAATAGGTTCAATAGGTACAATGAAAATCATGTTACACTCCCCATAGGACTGTATTGAAGGATGGCACCGTTTTCTCCATCCTCGCTAACACCTACTTCGATATAACGACCTGGATATTGTTTAGAAATATAATCAATCAAATCCTCGGCAATCATTTCACAGCTCTTGTAATCAAGCAAGAACAATTGGTCGTTATACAATGCCTCAAGTTCACGTTTGAACATGATGAATTCAATGTCTCGGTCATTATGTGTTACTGAGACACGCACACGGAAATGAAAAATATGGCGATGAGGATAACCAAGAAAACTCACAGAAATTAACCGAGGGTCTTCCAATGCTGCGGGATACTTATGAATACCTTCGCGCTGAAATGTCACTTCAATGTATCGTAAAATCATTAGAAATCCTCCGGTAATGTTGCTGGTAATCCATCACGAATAGGTTGACTCGACAAATATACTCCCACTTCCTTTTCCCAGTGCTTGAAATCTTCCATGGTCTTCACTTGACGGAATGCATCCATGGCTGATACTTCTCTATCATTCATCAGATGTTGAATTTGCATAAAGTCCTTTGATACAGTATCCACATGACGCATGAAATTCATTGTTGATGCCACAAAGAAGGCACTGAAGGCTTCGATGGGCGGTAGAAATTCACCGTTATGTTTTCTCTGATATGCTCTCACAGGAATGTTCATGGCTTCATGAAAGAATCTATCATCTACAACATAATCTGTTACCACCTTACGAATATCTTCATTAATCATAATATAATCAGGACCAAAATCTCTGCCTGGTGTTACCCATTCAAAGTTGGGACCATAATACCGACCCATCTGAACACCTGAGGTATGAGTTGTACTATCATAACTAATCCAAATATCTTTATGATATGCGCCACTCTCCTTCATTGCCAGAATAGGCACAAGGCGAGACAATGACCCTACTCCCAATAAGTGGAGATGATGATTGTTTTCTGCGAGGGGTATTTGTGAATAATAAAATGCTCTCTTACAATCTTCAAGTGTTCCTGTGCCTAATGCCACGGCGCCCATCGCCACTCCGCCGATACGTTCATGTAGCTCCTTCGGAATTTCTTCCAAAGCCAACTCCACCCACCGAACATAGGTGTCACAATCGGTGCCTTGAGCAATAAACATGGGCTTGGCATCTGAACCCATCTTGATGAACGTTTCAATCTGGTCACGAACATTCTTTCCAGATTCACGCGCGCACCATTCAAACTTTTGTCTATCAAAATATTTGTTACTGGTATCTGAACGAGCTGAACGTGTTCCCACCAATGAAACGGGAATTTCATCAAAGCTCATGGCACAATCCGAATACTTACCTTGATTGGTGTACACATCCTGCTTCAATTGTGGTGTGATGGTTTTGCCCAATGTAATCATTTGCAAGCCACCTGAGTCAGCATAAATTTGCTTTACGCCATGACCACGATACACATTATAAAAGAAATCTCCAAATTCCTTTTCAATAAAGGCATTGTACAAAAAGGAGAATTCGTGGTTGTGTTGCCCACGAAGTAATGACCAGATATGATTCAATCTGTCAGATGTAGGTTTCCTATGTGACTCAGCAAATCGAACGCGCAAAAAGGATAATCCTGATGCAACATATTCAAACATAATTAACTCCCAAGAATTTGAATCAAATGATTAGCCTGATGTTTTGCATCATCTAATGCATTATGATAGGTACCTTCACGTGGCTTTTGAGGAATTTGAATCACTTCCTTCATGGTTCTGTAACATCTATCATCCCAAGGTGTCCAAGGACGTTTCATTCCTACCGCCTTGTAGGCGTTTTCAATAATCACATTATCAAATCCTGCACCACACCCCCATGTGGGCAATGACTTTGTGCCATACCACTTGGAAAATGTTGTCAAGGCATCTTGTAGTGGAACATTGTTCCATCGTAGCTCTTCTAATACTTCTTTTGGTTGCTTTGACCACCAACGTACTGTATCTGCTGAAATAACTAATCCATGTTTCTTGCAATCGGCTGCATCAACCGTGCAGTAAAATTCATCAATGATACCCTCATCTAATGAAAACTTTACTGCACCAATTGAACAAATGGCAGCGTTGGACTCGGTGCTCATGGTTTCCAAGTCCAACATGACATTTAACATTTTCATTACTTGATAAGGTTCATGAATTCTGCACGAAGGGCAGGATCCGTCTTGAAATTACCACCCAACTTACTAGTAATGGTGCTTGAATCTGGATCCTCGACGCCACGTGCCTTCACACAGAAATGTTCAGCGTCAATCACAACTGCCACATCATCCGTTTCAAGGATGAATGCCAGTGCATGATAAATCTGTTCTGCCAAACGTTCCTGTACTTGCGGGCGGCGTGAGAAATATTCCACAACACGATTCAACTTGGACAATCCAAGAACCTTCTTACGTGGAATATATGCTACGTGAGCTACACCACTAATAGTTACGAAGTGATGTTCACAGCATGATGTGACGTTGATTCCCTTTTCAAGAACCATCTCATCATAACCCATCTTGTTTTCAATTGCTGTACACTTTGGAAACATTGCGGGGTCAAGACCCCAAAACAATTCATTGACAAACATCTTGGCGACACGACGAGGACTATCCTGCAAACTATCATCAGTCAAGTCCAAACCCAGAATCTCCATGATTGCTGTAAAATGCTTTTCAATCTTCTTCACCTTTCGGTCAGAGAACTCACCTGTTTCTAACACAGGTGTTTCAACACCCAGAGATTGAAGATGCTTCTGAACCTTCAATCCTAGCTCGGGGTCACACTTACCTAAAGCGTTTCGGATAGCATTTGCGTTATACCGCTGCTGTGACTTCATATTATCTCCCAATTACGTTGCCAAAGACATAACAATGATTTCGTGTGGCAACATTATATCCACGATTCATTGCTTCAATACACAAATCACCAATATCAGTTTGTTCCTGTGCATCTTTTGTAGCACCAACGGGCATCACCCATACATGGGGCATGTACCGCCCACATAGTAACTTAATGTTATTTAGGTGATTGTCAAGTTCATTCCAATTTTCTTCTGTTCCATTACATACAAACTTCAAAATGGAAGTACTATTGGTAAGAGCATAATCATAAATGTTCTCACAATTTACCACATTCTCCTCACCTGAAACAGTGAACAATTTCGGACTCATTGACCAATGCCAACGACTTCTACCAGGACCGAGGAAAGGAAATTCACTTGAAAGAAAATTTCGTAATTCATCGGAGAGAGGGCGAGTTGCATTAGTTTCAACTGTAACAAGTTGAGGGGCGTTATTTCTCCTATGCAATTCACGAATGATTTCAATCATCGCCTTTTGCTGCATCATAGGTTCACCACCAGTGAAACACAACATGATGTTCTGCTTTGTCACGGGATGAACAAACAAGCCTTCAGGATTATGCTTGCTTTTATTTGCCTCAATCAACCGGTCAGCAATTTCTGCGGGTGAGGCATCATGTGCTAGATGCTTGTACTTCTGTGACCAAGAATAGGAACTATCACAACCATACTTCCAAACAGGAAGTTGATTCACATCATTCACAGATGTGGTGTCAAATGTTTCATATGGTAGAATCCATGTTGATGGGTCTGTGGGATTCGTTTGACCAAACCCATTACAATTCAAATTACATCCAAAAAAACGAAGCCAAACGGAAGGAGTTCCTGCCAGTTCAGCTTCGCCTTGGAATGAGTAAAATATTTCTGAGTATCGAATACGCATAAGCATCACCAGGTAATTATAAAGAAATAGGTATATGACTGAAT